TCAAGCTTAAGTCTTTAGCAGAATCTATAGGTATTAACTGGGCATCTGATAGATCTTTTAGAGGTCTTGGTGATGAGGTAGCTCAGCAATTATTCGCTGAGATGACTAAGATTCAAACAGCTTCTGAACTTTTACAAACTAAATTTCCTAGTACTCTGTCTAATATTGGAACTACCTATGACAAGGCACATAAAGAGCTCTTAGAAAATCTTGCACCTTCTGATAGAGATCGTCTCTTTTTCTTGCGACGTGTTAGTGTAGATCAAAAATCCTTTATGGAAAATCTTTCAGCATTATTTAATGGTGAAGAGAATAGATACACTAAGATGATGGGTATCAGTCCTGCGCAGTCTCGTCAATTTGTAACTCGATTGATGTCACAAATGGCACCCACTGAACGTGATTATCTTATGCAGTATGCTAAGATCGAGCGTGATAAAAAGAATATCGATCAAAAGATTCTTAAGTTATTTAACGATACAAATCAAGTACTTTTATCAAATGATCTTGCTGGAATGGCAGGCGTTGATCTTAGCCAAGTAGTTCGTTCTAAGGGGTTCGATAGATCTTTAAGTCTCTTGAAAGATTTCAAGGAAGTTCAAGATAAGATCTATCAAGCAGAGCTTTCAGGGAATACCAGTGGTATTGAATCACTTTATAAAAGGTTGTATAATATTCGTGAAGCTTTGAGTGAAACCCCAACTGATCTGCAAACATTTATCAGTAATATATCTTCACTGGGCATTAATATATCCCTTGAAGATATCGCTGCAATGGATAAGTCTAGTTTAAATAATCTAGTCGAAGCTAACACATTAGTCAAAGATATTAATAAGTCAATGTCACAGACTGATGAAGTAGTATCGAAGGCTGAATTTGATCAAATTCTTACGAATAAGATTAAGGCCGCTAGGCTTGCTTTTAAATCTTTCTTTAATAATCTTGGAAAGACTATTTCAAGCCAATTCCAATTATTGAAAGATGCTGGATTCTCTGATAATAAGAAATTGCTTGCCATTCCAAAAGAAATGCGTACGCAAATAATTGATGCACAGAAAAGCGTCATTTATCTTAATCATCTAATTGAATCCGGTGATAAAACTAAGCCTTTTGAGCAAATTGTAGCTGAGTTGGATGAAGCTGAGACGATTCTAAATCGAATGCAAAAGATATTCGATACCTTTGCTGGTAAACTTGATTCGATTAATCAGGCTTTCAGTCTTAATTTGTCTAAAGAAGAATTTGCAATGTTACCTGAAGAACTGCAGATTCAGCTGGCAGATAGTGCTAGGACAATGCTTGATAAATTAGATGGTACCTTAACAAAATATCTGGGTACAAATCTCACTAAAGATAAATCAGACCAAAACTCAGCTAAAGATAAATCAGATCAAAACTCAGCTAAAGATAAATCAGATCAAAACTCAGCTAAATCTTCGGATGTCAATTTTAGCAAACCACTTAATGATGCTATGAATGTTTTCAAAGAACAACGTGAAGCATCATTTGCAACACAACTTCAATATCTCCAAAGTGGTGTAAGCGCAATCTTAGCAAAGGATAGCTTTAGTACAATGAAAACTTCTGAAGTTGTTGACACAATTACAGGAGTGGTACCGAAACTATCTGAAATGAAAGAACAGCTTCAACAGCTATCTTTGGTTGATTTACAGCAATTGTATAATGCTGCGCTAGATATTCAACAAGAACGTAAACTTCAAGATGTCGGTGCAGGTAACAAAACTGCAAAACAAGTAGCAGATGACATGCAAAGACTTATTGAAAATGCTCTTATAGCTGTTAGCAAGAAAGATTTTGGTGCAAAGACTAAATTTGCATTAAATGATATTGGTATCAATATTGAAGATTCTGCATTTAATATGATCGATATGGCAGGACGGTCTAAGATTGCCGGTCTTTTAAAGACCATTGAAGAACAAACAGCAATAATGCAAGCTGAAGGTGCTTCGCCCCAAGAGAAACGTGCAGCACAATCTTTGGTAAATACAGCTAAACGGCATCTTGAAGATGAAATTGAGAGATCTTCAAAAGATCCTAAGCTGTCTAGATTAGAGTCAATTAAACAAGCTGGTATTGAAATGGCTACTTCAGTCCATTCAGGCCTTACTAGTGCTTTCCAGGGTCTCCTTAAAGGTGAAAATGATATAGGAGATTTTGTTGCCAATATCGCCAGTACACTTACTAATAGCATAATTGATACATTTATCAATGGCATGTTAGATCCATTGACTGGTGAAAATGGTAAACTTACAGAAAGCCTCCAATCTTTTGGATCAAGTCTTTATGAGAACGTTTCAGGCGTTTTTAAAGGAATGTTTGATGGGATCAGTGATACCTTGACACAAAATGATGGTTTAGGCTCAAAAGTATTTTCCTTTTTCTCTGGGATTGTTACAGGTATTGGTGATGCTTTGATGTCTGCCGGTAGTGGTCTAAGTGGTTTCTTTGGGACTGCTATGACATTTGTCTCTGGGCTCTTTGGAAATAGTGTGGCTGCCGCTACAGGTGGTTATATTACTGGTCCGGGTACTGGTACCTCTGATTCTATCTACGCTAGATTGTCAAATGGCGAATATGTTATTAATGCCAAGCAAACCAAGAAACATCGCAGACTCCTCGAGAACATTAATCGTGGCCTTATTCCACATTTCGCAACAGGTGGTCCTGTAACTGGTATCAATTCTACATTACCGATGAGAAATGATGCTAAACCGACCAAGCGCAAAGTAAAGGATACACCACAGCAAGTTATTAATCTTAACATTACAGGTGACGTATCACGTCAAACTAGAGCAGAAGTCTTCAGAATGCTCCCAAGTATTGCTAATGGAGTAAATGCTCATAACAAAGAAACAGGTTATAAGGGATAGTTATGTACGGTATCTATGAAAATGGAAGTGTAATTGCTGAATTTGCCGCACCTTTAACTGTGCGAAGTAATGTGCCTATTTCTGTTTCAGATACCCTTTCTCTTAAACGACAAGTATCAAAGAGTACGGCACAGCGGTGGGAAATCGAAACTGCCGTTGTGCCTCTCTTGGAGGACGCTAATGACTTCCTTGTCAGTTTAGTTACAAAGGGTCATTCTGAGACTGTAATGGTACAAATGCCACAGAATATGGGTGTTGTTCGTAAACGAACCTCTAATTCAATTCCTGCAGCTACGGGTACAGCAGGTAGCTCATTTGTAAATATTACAAACAATGTTGGATTAATTCCTAAGGGAACCTTCGTAAAATTTAATAATCATAGTAAAATCTATATGCTTACTCAAGATTTAACAGATGAGGGACTTATGTATATATTTCCTATCTTGAGATCAGATGTCACATTAGATACTGTTTATCATCGTGATGATGTGCTAATGTCTGTATTTTATGATACAGATGTGGTTACAGGCATGGTCTACGAGGATGGGATGTTAATGAGTCCTGGAACTATTAAAATGGTGGAGCGAATTGTATGATTGAATTTAGTGAAACTCTTCAAAATATTTTGATGCAGCCTGCATTAGAGTATTTTTATCTGGTGCGAATCTATGATATCAATGATAATACAATCTATTGTATTACAACATATTTTAATGAAATAACTTTTCAAGATAATGTATATGAAGCTAATGCAGCTCTTGTCTCTATTGACCCACCGCAATTAAGCTCTACTGTAGATAGAGAGCAATATAAGATAAATATTGCAGATCCCTTATTTACTACCGGTGAATTTGCAGATAATGGTCTAGTAGGTAAACGTGTAGCTGTACATATTGGCTTTATAAACCCTGAAAATAATCAGCCTCTTTTAAATGATAATGAGGTGTTAACATCTTATGTTGGTCGTATTGATGCTAATGCTTATAAATTAGAGACAGATGAAATTGGTGAATCAATTCTTCAAATAACTTGTTCGAGTCCTATGTCAGACTTAGATTTGAAGAAGAATTTATATTTGAGTAAAGATGCAGTTAAGCGTAGAAATCCTGAAGACACTTGCTGTGATCAAATATATGAAGGTTCCAATAAATCTGTACTCAAGTGGGGTAAAGAATAATGGGTTCAGTAGTTGGTTTTGTAATTCAGATGGTTCTCGTTGCTGCCTCAGTTGCCTATCAAATGAAACAGGCTAAAAAGGCAAAGAAAAAAGCTAAAGAGGCAGCTGATGCTCGCAAGGGCTATGAAATACCGATTGAAGGTGAACCAAGTAATCTACCACTGGTGTATGGTAGAGCAAAGGTTGGTGGCGTTCGTGTATTTCATAAATCTAGGAATAAATTTAAATACACTGAATCAAATGCAGATAAAGTTCTACAGGCGGGTCCGCGTCAAAGACAATCTGGAACTTTTACTACATTTGAATGGGATTATGATAATGCTGAATATGATTCTCTTGGGGTAAGACGTCCTACAATTAAGACGGTTGAGCATACATACTCAGGGAGTGACGGTGGTCTCTTAAGTAGAAATCTTGACGGTAAGCGCCATGAATTCCTTTTTGTACAGCAAGCTTTATGTCAAGGGCCAATTCATAATTGTTACGATGTAGTCATTGATGAATCAAGGTCATTAAAAGATGATGATATCGGTACTTATGAGGACAATTTTAGACACCCTAAGGCTGCTTTCCGTATCGATGTTCATAATAATGGTGGTACCGCTGATGCTATTGCAGGCGTAAACTTCTCAGAAAGACAGAAAGCAACTTTTGATGATATGGCTTATGCATCAATGGTTGTACGCCTGGATAGAGATGATCCTCAATTTAATTCTGTTCCAGATGTTCAGTTTCTGATTGAAGGTAAGTTGGTAAGAACAGTTGTCGGCGGTGTCTTAAGTACAGAATTTGCATATTCTAATAACCCTGCGTGGTGTCTCTTAGACTATTTGATGGACAATATCTCAGGGAAGGGAATACCTGTATCAGAGATTGACCTAGCATCTTTTGAAGCAGCTGCAGCAGTATGTGATACGATTGTACAGCAAGATGCAGCAGTAGGCGGCTGGTTCTACCAGCCCTTTGATGAAACACGCTATATTACTCAACGTGATATCCCTCTTTATGAGTGTAATCTGATTGTTGATACAACCAAACCTATTCGTGAAAATGTTGAGGCAATCCTTGCTACAATGGGTGATGCCCGATTAGTTTGGTCTGGTGGTAAGTATAAACTTTCACTTCAGTATCCTTCATCTAATGATGTAATTGAAAATGTAATTGAGATTACTGATGATGATCTCTGCCTAGAACAAGATATTGAAATCTCTTGGCCAAGTGCTAGTGATCGATTAAATTTTTGTACTATAAAGTATCATAATGAATGTGAAGAATTCAAAGAAGACTCTGTCTCATGGCCACCTAAGTATAATAAGACATACTTTGAAGGTGTTGGTGGTTCCTATTACAGACTTCAAACTGGCTCTTGGGGCGATACTGCTCTGGGTCAATTTAAGGAATCTTTCGGTGTCTGGGACGGTACTGATGATGCAACTCTCTCATATCAATTTGTAGTACGAAAAGAAAATACAGGTACTTGTAAACTTGAATACGGTGGTGATATTGTTAGTGTCACTATTACAGATGTTGCCGCTCAAGAAGAAGTAACGCAAAATAATGTTACAGATTATACCAGCGCGCCTTCATCTGCTGATGTCAATCTTGGGGATGTTGTAGCTGATAAAGTTTACCAAATTGATATTGTCATTCACAATACAAGTACAGATCCTGAGAAGAAATGTGCGGCAGCAGCAATTAGTCAAGGTGGTATGTATCTCTGGACTACTCGTGAACCTAATTATGACAGCTTTATTGTTAAGAATCTCGATGACACTGTCTATTCAGAAATGCTTGAAGAAGATAGTTATATTGAGATGGAGACTGAGATATTTGCTGAAGGTATCACAGACTACTACCATGCACTAGCTAAAGCAGAAGAAACTGTACGAACTAGCCGGTCTGCTTTTACAATTAAGTTTAAATATGTCTTACGTGATAAATATCTAGAGCCAGGTGACTTCATTAAGTTAGTAAGTTCTCGTGTGGGAATTGGTTCACCTGAGAATCCACTTTACATTAAAGTAAATAGTGTAAAAGTAGATGAAGACAAAACTTGTGAGGTTAATGGTGAAAGATTCGATTATACTCAATTAGCATGGAATATAGTTGATGATGAGTATATTCGGCCAAGAAGTCTCTATCAATCTTTTATTTCACGTCCCCAAAATCTTGTATATTCAACTGACTCGATAAATATTTATAATTCGTCTGGTAAACTTACTTGGGATCCAGTTAGCGATGAAACTATTGCAGGATATATTGTATATGCGCATCTTGCAGGTGATCCTCGTGAGACAGACACTAATCTCCCATTATTTACTGAGATAGGTCGAACTACGGAACCTTTCTTTATTTTACCTGCGTTAGAAGCACCGTCTGCGATCTTTGCTGTACAAGCTTATTCAGATTCTGGTGCTAAATCTAAGATGCAGTATACTAGTGAAACTACAGCAACACTTCTTCCTAACTTTTGGGATAGAAGTTTAACATTAATTGTAGACACTAATCAATTTAAAGAAGTAACTCCAGGTAATATCACCCCTGAAACAATCACAATAAATGCAATCTCGAATGATTTTGTTTCACCTGAGATCACATGGTATGTTGATGGTGTATTGCAAGAGGGTGAAAATGGGACTTCACTAGTTCTGAATAGTTTTACTGATACGACATCTAAAACAATCAAAGTCCAATATATTGAGAATACTATAGCTTATTCTGCAGCTGTAGATATTTTCTATTCATCTATTCCATACATGAATGTTGGTGTGGAAAATTTAAAAGTACAAAATTCAACAGGTGATGGCGTTACTTTTGTTGATCATGATTGTATTATCGAATGGGATGCTCCAACAGGTATATGGGAAAATCTTGATTGGTTGAAACATTATCTGATAGAAGTATATGCTAAAGATGCTGAGAAGATTCCAGCTAATGTATTATATTCAGAGACAACTGGCAAGAATACTGTATTTGAATTTACATTTGCTAAGAATCTTGGTATCACTGGTGGTCCACTGCGAGAGTTCGATGTATTAGTTCATTCTGTTGATACAGATGGTGATGTAGGATCACCTACTCAAATATCTCCTGTGAATAATCAAGCGGCACAAGTTGTTGGCCTTGGTGCAAATGTTTCTTTCGGTACTGCTGAGTTGTATTGGACGCCTGTCGATGAAGTAGCTCTAAAAGGATATGAAATTCATGTATCACAGACATCAGATTTCATACCATCAACTGAAACACTACATGCAATTGTTGGAAATAACAGCAATAGCCTGCCAATTAATTTAACGTCGGATGGTACTTACTATTTTAAGGTTGGTGCATACGATGCCTTTGGTAATGGTAATGTAAGTTATTCAAGTGCATTCGAGTTTACTATTGATACATCTTCATCTACTACAAATGCGATAGACTTTGCAGAAGGTTTTAGTAAGGCATATACTGTTCCTGTTCTAGAAGGTGATAGTTTCTCAGTAGATGCAGGAACACTTTCATGGAATGAACACTCGGTTTGGTATCAAGGTATTGAATATATAATTGCAGCAGGATCAACCACTGATGCATATGTGTATTGGAGTAAAGATACTAATCCTAATAATTATCTCCATGTGAATGATAAGGAAACCTTTAAAGGTATCCTTGATCCTGTAAACCATGTATGGCAAATCGCTACTAATTTAGGTACAAGCTTTGAGATAGCGTGGAATGCTCAGGCTAATGCTGCAATTGGGACTGCTGTACTTGGTAAGGCGGTAGTAGAGAATGAAAATATCGGTAATCTTATTCAAAGTAATAACTTTAATCTTGTTATAGGCGAATCTTGTACAGGATGGCGTATTACAAAAGATGGTAAGATTATTGGTACAGATATAGAGATATATGCGCCTGACGGCACACTCTTAATTGATGGAGCCTTTAATCTCGACGCATCGTCACCTGTATGGTCTAATATCCAAGATGATGGAAATAAACCAGATGATAATGCAGATGTTACTTCTGAAAATATCTCTGCGGATACAGCTGCTGTAGCAGGTGTTGCAGCGGCAACTCTTGTAGCAGATACAACAGAAATAATTACACGTGTAGATCAAATGGCTGATGATGGTGTTATTACATCATTTGACAAAGCTAAACTGAGAGCTCAATGGGAAACCGTAACAAAAGAATATAATGATGTAATTAATTATGCTATTTTAAATGGTGTAACAGCTGTAGAATCTGTTTATCAAGATTTCAATTTAGCTTATTTGAAATTACAATCATATCTCATCTCAATCGGTGTTTGGTCTGAACCTGATGTGGCTTTTGTCTTAACAGACGATACTTTTGAGACATTAACAGATAACTATACCCAATCTTTGCAAGATATCCTTAATGCTGCTGCTGAAGAAATAGGCGCTGAAATTCAAGAAGCTCGCGAAGTCTATGCAGAAGCTCAAGCATTGCTTGCAGAAACAACTGCAAAAGCTTATGCAGATGGTATCGTAACAACTGCAGAACAAACTGCTATAGATACTGCCCAAGCTTATTCTGATGCTGCTGATACTGCTCTCCAGGTTACTCTAGAAGCATACTCAGATGGTGTGGCTGATGCAGCTGAAACAGCAGCTATTGCTAGTGCAAATGCTTATGCCGATCTCAAGAAAACAGAGGCTCAAGCTTATGCTGATGGTGCGGCTTCTGATGCTGAACAAGCGGCTATTGTAGCTGCTCAAGCTTATTCTGATCTTAAAAAGACTGAAGCACTAGCTTATGCAGATGGTATTGTATCAACAGCTGAACAGGCTGCTATAGATGCTGCTCAAGCTTATTCTGATCTTAAAAAGACTGAAGCACTAGCTTATGCAGATGGTATAGTAGATGCAGAGGAAACACGAGCCATAGCAGACGCTCAAGCGAAAGCAGATGCCGCTGAAGCTGCTGCTAAAGCTTATGTAGATGCTAATTTTGTTGATGCTGTTACATATGATGCAGACCTTGCAGCAATTCAGGCGCAGATTGATGGTAATATTACATCATGGTTCTTAACAGGTATTCCTACACTTTCTAATGCACCGGCTGTAGACTGGACTACTGAAGCTCTAAAAATTGCACATCTAGGTGACTTATATTACGATGGTGATACAGGTTATTGTTATCGTTTCACTTTTGATGATCCAAATTATGTTTGGGTTTTAGTTACAGATTCAGATATTACTGAAGCAATTTCTTTGGCATCAAATGCACTAGATGTTGCAGACTCTAAACGTAGAGTCTTTGTAGCTACGCCTACTGTGCCCTATGATATTGGTGATCTATGGGATACAGGGACCGACATTAAGCGGTGTTATACTGCTAAAACTTCTCAGCAATCTTATTCTGCTGACGATTGGACTTCAGTTCAAACAGCTGATGCAACCACAAAAGCTAATGCTGCCTTAGCATCCGCAGAAGCTCTTATAGATGATGTGGAAACTATTGCAAATACTGCTACTTTGAATGTAGCAAGCGCAATGAATAGTATAGCAGAGCTTTCAGATGATAATACACTGTCACCTCTTGATAAAGCTACATTGAGGTCACAATGGTCGCAATTTGAATCTGAGTATTTTGGGTTACTATACTATGCTTCAGTTAATGGTATTGATACAACTGAAACTGTCTACACTGATTTAGAGTTGTCAAAAACTGCACTTGAGAATTATTTAATAGCTGCCGGTGGTTGGTCCGATCCAGATAATTCTTTTGAAACTGATAATACCTTATCTACTCTTTCGTCTAATTATTATAATGCTGTCGAAACACTTACCGCTGAAGTTTCGGGAGCTATTAGTGCCGTAATTCAAGATGCCGCTGAAGAATATTCTGAAGCCAAAGCAATGTTAGCTGAAACAACATCAAACGCCTATGCAGATGGCATCGTAACAGCTGCTGAACAGAATGCAATAGATACTGCTCAAGCTTATGCAGATGCTGCAGATGTTGTTTTACAAACTGCTATAGAAGCATATGCGGATGGTGTAGCTGATGATGCAGAAACGGCTGCCATAGCAAGTGCCCAGGCTTATGCTGATGCAAGGAAGACTGAAGCATTAGCTTATGCCGATGGTATCGTATCAGACGAAGAGATTAGAGCGATAGCAGATGCTCAAGCAAAGGCTGATGCAGCTGAAGCTGCAGCTAAAGCCGCAAGTGATCCTGTAGGCTCAGCCGCTGCTGCCTTGGCAAGTGCACAATCAATGATTGATACACTTTCGGGTACAGTAGATGGTGTTGCTGCAGATGCAACTCAAGCACTCTCGTTGTTTGATGATATGATTGCAGATGATACTCTTACGGCAGCTGATAAAGCTACAATAAGGTCTCAATGGGATCAATTAGAATCTGAGCATAGCTCACTTTTGTCTTATGCAACACTTAATGGCGTCGATACATCTGAAACTATATACTTTGATGTAGTTAATAGTAAAGATCAATTTGAGTCTTACCTAGTGGCTATTGGTGTCTGGTCTGATACAGAAACATCTGTAGATATCTCCGATGGTCTTTTAGTTGATTTTGCAGAAACATACTATGCAGCATTAGAAACACTTGTTGCTGAAGTAAGTGCTAGTATTTCTGCCGTACTTGAGACAGCAATTCAAGACTATTCAGATGCTAAAGCAATGTTAGCAGAAACAACCGCTAAAGCTTATGCGGATGGGATTGTCACTGAGTCTGAACAAACTGCAATAGATACTGCTCAAGCTTATACAGATGCAGCTAATGTTGCATTGCAAACTACTGTAGAAGCATACGCAGATGGTGTAGCGGATGATGCTGAATTAGCCGCTATTGCTGCCGCTGAAGCATATGCTGATGCCAGAAAGGTAGAGGCACAGGCTTATGCTGATGGTGTCGCAGATGCTGCCGAGTTAGCTGCAACAGCTGCTGCAAATGCTTATGCTGATCTTAAAAAGACTGAAGCAAATGCTTATGCAGATGGCATTGTGTCTGATGAAGAAGCTAGGGCTATTGCAGATGCTCAAGCTAAAGCTGATGCTGCTGAAGCTGCAGCTAAAAATTATACTGAAGGTTGGTGTGAGCAGGGTGCAGATATTACCGGCGACAATGTGGCTGCCTCTATCGTGAATCAAGGGGCTTTTGCAACTGTTGATGAGATTAATGAATCAAACTTTGCTACCTATGTCAAGTATCTTAATGCAGATGCTATTACTGTGGGTACTCTCGGTACAGATGTAAGATCTGAGACAGGTACGCCTGGCACATATAGCTTGCTTACACAAGGGGATTTAGTATTTTATAAGAATTATGAAGCATATAAGTATCTTAAACAAATACTAACGGGCCAAGCTACGAGTAATAATGAGGTTACTCTTCAAAATTTTGATAGAATTCCAAAAGTATTAGTATCTCTAAGTAGCCTTCGAGCATACGATGCGAATTATGCGAATCAAAATCAACGATGGGAAGTATACCATGAAGGTGTTATAGATAATGGGGATGGAACGTATTCATTCACACCTAAATGTATGCTTACATTAGACAGTGGTGCAGCGACAACACCTTTATCGGATTATTACCAAGGAGCTTCAAACTATACCACAAATGTAAACACAACTCCTGCAAATACTACGAAGATTTCGATAAATGGTTCAATAAACAGTATTCGTGGTACCGGGACTGTTCCTGATTATTATTATCGGAAAGCTACAGTTACCCTTTATTATAGACCGAATGGTTCTTCAGACCCATATGATTCGGTTTCCACTGTAGTTGCAAATGGTGATGATTTGACAGCCGATACCTTGTTTATTGAAACAGGAACTCTAACTAGTGATACCTATGATTACTATTTGGGTATAGTATGGGCTGATATGGGTGGTACCTTTGAAGCCGGTGGTACATCTTATGAAGAAGGGCCGACAGTAGAAAGATCTAATCTGTCATTATTTGCAGAAGCTTATGCCAACGCTTATTCGTCAAGTACTACTCAAGTAAATGATTCTGACGAAGAGTTTATGACGCTAGCCGCCTATACACCGACTTCACCTTATGAGATATATCGTGTTGTATATGATTTTGAGTTAGCTTGGAAGCTATATTGCTTTCATTATCGATCTACAGCTAAAGTATCTCTACCTACAGGTACTCAGTTAGATTATCTTTCTTGTCTTTCTGCATCTGATCCAGACGTGAATGAGTCATATAATGATGATGCATCAAGTTATCCTGATTATCGATCTCATTCTTTTGAGACAACAAACTATCTAACCTCTATCGGTTATAAAGCTGAAGCTTCTGCTACATTCTCAAACGTAAGTGGCCAAGCAAAAATTAGAGCACGAAATTTACATGCCACTATCTATACGCGTAAACTTGCCTCTAATAATAGTACCGCTGTGAATACGGTAAACTTGGCAAATGCTTCTTTTGTATTGTCGAGTGCACAGGTGTTGGATAATGCAGGTGTAGTTAACTGGATTGCGATAGCGTAAGGGTAAATATGTTTATAATTCGAAAAATACGCAATAATCAGGAGCTTCGTAAATGTCTTGAAATTTCTCATTCTAATTTCGATAGATATGCCCCTGAAGGATTTAAGGTGGATAATATTAAATGTGCAAATAATATAATGACCCTTTCAAGACGTGCTAAATATTTTCGTGTCTTAGAGTATAAAGGTGAAATATGTGCATGGATTCTGGCAGATATTACAGAACCTATGCCCTATAGTTCCACGCGAGCTCTAGGCCAAATTCTGTATCATAGTGGATTAAAAGGAATTATCGCCATCAAAGCCTTAATTGCTATACATGAAGATATGTATCAGTTTGCTAAACGTCATAAAATCCCTGTAGTAACAACCTCTAGTGTATTACCTAATCGGGACTTATTTGAACGTATTCTTCTTAGAGAGGGTTGGAAGTCTAACCCCTACTTCATCTATCGACTCACGAATTGAGCAACTTCGACCGCCAGAAATGGTGAAATTTGGGCCGTCTTGGGCGGTGGTGGAACGATCGCCACTGCCCGGATGGTATCACCCTCAGGGGACGGGCAGAGTCTCTCTTGGGCACCTCAAAGTCTTTTCTTCTTTATAGTTTTCAATTATAAGGATACTGGACGATAACGGCTCGACAAACCCGTTAAATTAACCCTTGAGCTGTCCCCTATATTACCCTAATCTATACCTACTCTCAGGTATTATTTATAGTTATATTAACTATAGTATTAATTAAAAGGAATGGATATCTATGTTACCCTTTCTCATGCCGCTAATAGCAAAAGGTCTTGATCTAGTTGGAAATGCTGCTCTAGCTAAAGGTAAGAGTTGGATTAAAAACAAAACAGGTGTAGACCTGGATCAAGAAAAACTATCGGATGCAGATTATCTAAAACTCAAACAATTCGAGATGGATCATGAAGAAGAACTTATCCGCCTTCGGCAAGAAGATGACAAACTGGCAAAATCTATTAAAGAGATGTATATCCAAGATACACAATCAGCTAGGTCGATGCAAACTGAAGCACTCAAGCAAGACGATAAGTTCTCTAAGCGCTTCATTTATATTTTTGCTTGTGTCTGGTCACTCGCTGCTATTATCTATGTGGCTGCTATTACATTTTGTACTATACCTGATGCTAATGTGCGTTTCGCTGATACTATTCTTGGTTTCTTACTTGGTACAATTGTGTCTCAAATTATTGCATTCTTTTATGGTTCAAGTAAGTCGTCTCAAGGTAAGGATGAAGTAAAAGATGAATTACTCCGAAATACATTAGGAGGTAAACAAAAATGACTCTAGGAAAACATCAAGAAAAGTTCACTCGTAATCTTGTGGACCTACTAACTTATGCTCATAACTTAGGTTATGAAGTTCGTATTGGTGAAATCTTTAGAACGATCGATCAGCAAAGGATTTATGTCAAGGCGGGTCGTTCTAAAACTATGAATAGCATGCACCTCAAAAAGTGTGCCGCTGATCTTCACTTTACTAAAAGTGGTGTACTGTGTTACCCTCAAGAACTTGGTGATTACTGGGAACAGCTCGATCCATTGAACTCTTGGGGTGGTAACTGGAACTCCTTTAAAGATAAACCCCATTTTCAACGTAAAGTTTAACCAAAAGTCCCTCTTCGGAGGGACTAAAAAATGCGGAAAATATGGTATCTTATATGGAAGCAAGAAAATATAACTCTAATATAGGAGGCAATCATGTATAAGATGACCTATTTTAAGCACATGATGGCGAATTTTGCCGTAGCAAAAAAAGCATTAAGGGAGGCCGTGCGTCAGGCTGTGCTTGCCTTCCTGCACGTTTTGCATGGGGTAATCCCGTGCAAATACACGAGCCATGAATTTTACGACATATAACGACTGAGTTCACCGGACTGGCCGCAGTTTGGCCAGTCCGCGTGCAACGACTGGTTAGCCGATTTTTTAATGGCATTTGCCCACCATGACAATACCGTTTGCGTCTACCTCGAAGGAGTTGGCAATTGTTTGTACTGCTGAAGTTCGTAATGGTAAAGTGTTTGCTCATGGTTTTAATATTCCTGTTGAGCTGCGCCCCTCTGATATTCTCCAGCGTGAATATTTAGAGGAACTTGAGGATGGTACTTTGCTTCATTGCCAGATCGATAATAATCATGTTATTGTTGACTACGAGGAAGCTTAATTTTAACTTTCAAATAGCCCCTCTTACTCAGAGGGGCCAGGGAGAATTATCATGCCAACAGAGTTTAAGCTCATAAGTACTGGAATACGATTTACTGAAATATGTCCGCCAGACGTCCTCGATGCTAAATTATATTCAAGACCGGATTATCACGCCAGGGATACCGTAGAATATCAATATCGGGTTACTCTTGGAATTAAATTTAAAAGTTCACGAGATGCCTTCGACAGTACATTTGAAGGTGTTCAGGCTTTATGTAAGAGAAAATTATTTGAAGATGTCCATCAAGTAATCGATCGGCTTTATCAAGCAGCCTATAACCAAGATATCGCTGCAGTACTTGGTAACTTAGCTGAACTAGACTCTATCACAGGGAGGAAATAATGGAAAAGAAATTAAAAATTACTAACTTTGTGTTACTCTTAATTGCAATCTCATTCGCAGGGTTATCTTTGGTACAACATCTTACTATTCAAAGACAAAGAATGCAACTTAAGAAAACTTGGGAAGCTGCAAATGAATGTCTACAAGTTGCAGAAGACTGTAAAAATGAGCTTAGTAAACAAGTCTATCGAAGGTACTTAGGTTTTTAACGGAGGTAATTATGAGTAAACCCTTGAAGTGTAACGAAGAATTGGTCCGTGAAGGTATCCTGATATCAATGAATTCACATATCCTTGAAATGTCACGTAAGCTTCGTAAGGAACAAATGACACTTCAAGAATATACACAACAGCTAGATGACCTCCAGATGCTTTTATTTACCGCTAGAGATTTGAGCTACTCTTTGCCAGATAGTATTGAACATAAATCAATTATTAAGTCTGTCCTAAAATTCTTCAGGAGGAAAAAATGGATAACCAAATGAAATATCCAATATTAGTATTTCTATTGTGCTTAATTATTTTTCCGATTAACTTAGACAAGGTTAAGCCTAAAGATACAGGGGCTGCGGTAAACACTAATGTATCTGCAGCCCCACACTTCAATGAAAAACTTAATCGCTATAAATCGATACTCAGTGACATAATCCCTGAATGGGATATTGATAAACCATTTTTCTCAAAGGAGGTAGAAATCACAGCATATACAAGTCGTATACGTGAAACAGATTCAACGCCATATATCACAGCAAGTAATGAAATTGTTAGACCCGGTGGAATTGCAATTAGCCGAGATCTTCTTAATATCATAGGAGGCTATGGAACAAAAGTAATTATCAAAGGTTATGGCGTATTTGTAGTAAATGATATTATGAATGCCAGATATACTAATTCAGTAGATATCTGGTGTGGTGATCTGCAACTGGCACTTAAACACGGGCGTCAGAAGGGAACTATCATATGGCAATAGATATCTTCAAAGAAGAATTACCGGAGCTACTTAGCGAATATCTTGAAAATGGTGATTTCGAAAATGCAGGTACTACCATTGGTAGGATAATTAAGAAGAAACATAAAGAATTAAGTCTCAGTCAAATGCGAGGGGTAATTATAGGATTACAGAAGGAGTATCTTATATGAAGGATATGCATCACCCTTACTGTGATTGCCCTGAGTGCATGTTGAAAATGAAAAAAGAAATGAAAAGAAGGGAGGCAAACCAAAATGCGATAAAAGAGTTAGACAGACTACGTAATATCTTAGATGCACATGGTATAGAATATTAAATCAAACCTTTATCATTGGCTTTCTCAAGGGAGATAATTGTGTTTAGTAACGTATTAAAAAAGAGTCTTAAAACTGGTCTAATATTCGGTGTAATCGGCTTTTTGTTTGTCATCTTCACTGCGCCTTCTTTCCTTGGCATAATGTATGTAACTGCAGGATCTTTTATGGTGGTGATCGTATGGACAATTATAGGTATATCTCTATCGATTGCTTCGAGTCTTCTTAAAGGTAAATATTTCTTGAAGAATCAGCCGAAAATTATTGAGTTGCGGAAAAGATCATCTCTCATGTGGCACCTTAAATATTTAGTCATTATATTTGCATGTCTCTTACTGGGTGGTTTAATATTCGCACCTACAGTGTTATTCGGTCACTTCATTATAATTACACCTGCGTTGTTAACCTTTACAATTTCTTATCTGATAACATATGGAATTGTATGGCTGTATACTCAATTTATCAAACCTGCCAAAGAGGAAGAAGGTGACAAGTATGAATCAAATCTTTAAACTTGCTTTAAAACGTTCTTATATAGCGTTTACAATAATCCTTATCCTAGCTGTCTTAGGCGCACCCCAACTGTTCGGGAGCATCATTCTAACGACCACCATCATATCAACTGTTTTCTTCTATACGTTTATTGCATCGGCTATTATTTATCTATATACTTATTTAAAAGAAAATAAAAAGTCGAAATAATTAATTGCGATAGGAGAGCTATTATGAAACAATCTTTATATAATTTCTGTATCGTAATGGCTCTCCTCTGTCTATTCACACCACTCCCTTATAGTATTTGTTGTATTATAAGTGTAATCCTATGTATCGATAAAAGGAGTATTTGAGTGGTGTTTATTATGTTATGGTCTTTTGTAGTATCTGTCTTAGCACGAATAACAAAAGGGTAGGAATGCAAATGCGTGCACAATTGATTGAATCTATAACACAACGATTAAATACTGAAATTGCACCGCAAAATCCTATAAAGTTTCTTAAGAAATTTACGCCAGAGGAGTATATCGATGATGTAATTGCAACTGTGTATCTATATACACGAGCTAAAAAAGGTAGTTCACATAACACAATTTATTTAGTTGAAGTGGCTTCCGCCGTAGGACACGCAGTAAGAAATAAACTTCGACAAAAGCGAAATTCATCTGTAGCAGTAAAGACAGGTGCATTTCTATTGTATTCATTTGAACTATTTCAAATTCTACAAGTTATCCTAGGACAGGGTAAAAACAGGCATGCAAGTTATATCATTCAAATGTTGGATGATGATTGTCTCCATGATCTTTGGAATAATATTGATGCAGATGTAAATGAAAAATTGCCTTCATTGACACCTTATGCACCCTGGGTAACATCTAAACATGAAACTGGAATACCAATTGTTAAAACAAAAAATAAAGATGTATTAAACATCCTACATCCAAAGACACATCCATTAATCTTTAATAGTCTTAATAAATCGCAATCAGTAGGCTGGCAAATAAATGAAGAAATCTTTAACATTCACTTATGGGCCTTACGTAATAAAACAAGAGCCTTCTCTGAAATCTGGGATGCTCAAAACCCTGAAGCTAAGACCACAAAACTTAGAGAAGCAAAAGCAATTGGGTCTATCGCTCAAAGATTTTTAAACAAGACCTTTTATCATTTATATTATTATGATTTTAGAGGTCGTAAGTATCCTTCGACTGCTTATCTGCATGAACAAGGGTCAGATCTAGCTAGAGGTCTACTATTACGAAAAGACTGTAAATCAATTGGAGCAGAGGGTTTCTTCTGTCTAATGGTAAGCATTGCGTCGAACTGGGCTGGAGATGCAGGCAGAGAGGATGGTGCCAAGACTGATAAAATCCCTTTGAAAGATAGATATTTATGGGCAATGGATAATGAAGAAATTTTATTATCTTATGCAGAAGCCCCTAAGATACATCAAGGATGGATGGATGCGGACAAACCATGGCAATTTCTTGCCGCATGTTTTGAATTAAAGAAATTACGTGAATGGCAATATATAAATGGTGATCCTGACAATCCATTTGAAGACTACTCTTATAAAAGCCATTTAGAAGCTTATATTGACGGTTCTAACAATGGTTCACAACATCTTACAGCTTTAACTAAAGATGAAGTGACAGCACCACATGTTAATTTAATTCCACAAACACTTCCAGGAGATCTTTACAAGTATATCGCAGATCATGTTTGGGAACGATTAAATGAGGCATATTTGCAAATACCTATTGAAGATATCAATAAATGTAATGAGTTTATTGATGCTTTGATGGAATTAAAAATTAAAATCCATAATGAGCCATCAGGAAGTGAATTAAGACAAGCTCTAGTTGATGATATTAAATTGCTGAAAGAACAAGGTAAACAATTAGGTGACAAACCTTCTATTGTTTATTGGATGCGAATTACAGATGCCAAACACAAAAGGAAAATTGTTAAGCGAAATGTTATGACACTCCCATATGGTGGAACTGCATATGGTTTGGGTCAGCAACAAATAGATGATGCAAAGAAACATGGCATAGATCAACTCCTCTATATGGAACATAAATGGGGTGCCTTTCTAGGTCGTGAAGTATTTGAAGATTGTCGTATTTCATTAAAAAGACCAATGCAATTGTTATCAGTCTTTGAACAAGCAGGAAAACAAGCAGAAGCAGATGGGAAATTCCTATCTTGGATTGTACCTGTAACAGACTTTCCTGTAGTTCAAAATTATGTGGAAGGAAAGATTAAAAAAGTATATGTACAATATGGTCCTCCAAGAGGAGAAAGAAACAGTTCTGGTTATTATGACAATACATTGCAACTCAACGTTTGTTTCATCGAAGAACCAATCCCATCAAAAAGAAAACAATCACAAGGAGCAAGTCCAAATGCAATCCATAGTTTAGATGCTGCACATTTAACTATGATCACAAATGCTTGTGATTTTCCTGTAACAACTATTCATGATTCCTTTGGTTGTCTCTTGGCTGATATGCCGACATTATTTAGAATAGTCAGAGAAACATTTGTTGAGTTATATAAACATGACCCTTTGACTCAAATAATGAAGTATATAGGAGGTGATACGAGCAATGTAGTATTGGGTAATTTAGATTTATCTTTAGTATTAGATTCTGAGTATTGTTTCTGTTAAGGAGATGAAATGGATTGTTACGATTCAGTAGTAGTAGTATGTAATTCTTGTTTTAATCCAATTGTTATAGTTTCAAACACAGGTCCAAATAATTTCAATATGTATAAGGCTGAACACGCACCTCTTTCAGTTCTCGCAGGAATACATGATAGATTAATCTATTGCGAAAAGTGTGGAGCACAATTGAAGATAGAAGTCAAAGCTGAAATTATAACAAATACACTCTAGAGGATATAAAATGGTACTAGTGATATTACATGCACAAGAAGGTGATACTGTTGCAATAGTTGCAACTACAAAAGCACTCATGTTAAATAATATAGCTTTTACAGAGGTACCTATTGGAGATAACCTGGATCTACAACAAAATGAAGATTTAGTAAATGATATCAGACAGCTAGCAACATTTCAGTTGAACCCTTCTGACTATGGTATTAGGTAACAATATGAAACAGTTCAAATTCTTACATGAGGTAATTGATAATGTGCCATCTGACTTGCAAGCGGAGATTGAAGATACTGTAAATGCGTTTAGACTGTCTGAAGATATTGCTGGAGAATTTGAATTCGAAACTTATTTTGGGGGTGACGTGTATTATATCGAAACTCTCGATGATTTAAAGGAAATTCCTACACATGTTATCAACCATGATACTAATGAATGGGATAATCTTTTAAATACATATTGTAGTTATGATATCGCTGAATATGTATGCGGAGGTCAATATGTATTTATATTAGATATTATTAGTAATGCAGGAGGACCTTCATATTATATTCCTAGACAAATTGCAGATAAATGCTGTAATGTTCAAAAGTCTATCAATGAAACTCAACCTCTTAGGAATAATTAAATGCTAATCACTCGGATATCTCCCTTTACTGGTAAAGAAAATTCGATGGAAATAAATGTTACACATAAACAACTTGAAGCTTGGCGTAATGGGCTAGTAATCCAAAAAGCTATGCCTAATCTTTCTGCTGATGAGCGTGAATTTATAAAGACAGGGCTTACACCACAAGATTGGGATACAGCATTTCAAGATTGCGATTAAAATTTACCTTGAACCCGTTGAATTAACCCTTAACCGATCTTATTGATTAAATTTTTAAAGGATTTATACGTATGGCTATAATTAAAAATGCAGAACTCTGGTATACTAAACTTGATCCGAAACGTCCTAATGCACGATTTGACAAAAATAATCCATCTTGGGAAGCTCAGATTAGAACTACTAGTAAGGAGCAAAAGAAAGAATGGGAAGAGCTCGGTTTAAGAGTAAGCGCAGTTATTCCGGATGAAGATGATGCTAAACCGTTTTACAAAGTGAATCTGCGTAAACGTAAATATAGAGCTGATGGAACAGAAGGAGAAGCCCCGGATGTAGTAGATGGTAATCTACAGCCTGTAGATCCGAATACTATCGGAAACGGTTCAATCGGTAATATTCGTATTTATCAGTATGAGTCAAAACAAGATCCTACGAAATTGGTATCAGTTTTGATGCGGATTCAGTTGGTGAAGCATATTGTATATCAGCATAGTGCGCCTAATGATGAATTTGAACAAATTGAGACTGAAGTTGTACATGTTGAACCTCAAGAGGGGAGTGAAGAAGGGACTACTACAGAACAACCTACTGCACCGCCACAAGCCCCTGCAACACAGCGTTCTGATAAAGCATTTTAATTGACCTATAGGGGCTACTGTAAAAGGTAGCCCCTTTAAAATGGAGTTAGTATGACTGATAAAGATGTTATAAAGAGTAATATCCCGCAAGGTTCTATGAAGTCTATAAACAATATTAATACAAGTATCCAGGCTTCACATGATGAATTCAAAAAGGCTCAAGAATTTAAAAATCTTGTAAATGAACAAATAGAAAGTGCAATAAATCCATCGCATTATCAGGGATATATCGAGGAATTACAATGGATTGAAGCAATGAGTCGAATCCCTACATTGAAATCACCGGAAAAATTTAAAGCAGCACTTGAACTTCAAGTTAGAAAATATCTGGATCGTAATGGGCAAAAAGATACTGAATTACAAGAATTGAAGAAGGCACTCTGGTATATGAAAGCACTAGTAGCATATGTAGCAAATGGGTGTCAACCTCTAAATGTAAGCGAGATAGATAGAATTTTATCGGAGGTCTAATGTCACGTTTTGTCTTTGACATAGAAACAGATGGCTTGTTAGATGAATTAACAAGAGTATGGATTATTGTAGCACATGATCTAGATACGTCAAAGAAACAAGTATGGCTTGAAGGCGACCTCGGATGGGTTGACGTATTTCAAAATGCTGATTTGTTAATTGGTCATAATGTGATTGATTTTGACTTTCCAGCTTTAAAGAAAGTCTATGGTTTTGAACTCAATGATCAAGAAAAAGTACATGATACCATGATTATGTCACAAGTTCTTGATTATAAGAGGTTTGGAAACAAAGGCCATAGTATGGAAGTCTGGGGTGAGCACTTTGGACAACCTAAACAGGCACATGAAGATTGGACACAATATTCACCTGAAATGTACACGAGGTGTGTATCTGATGTTGACTTAAATATTAGAATATATGACACAGTTTTAGATGAATTCTTTTATATTCTAGAACGTAATCAAAGTATCAAAACGTACCTTCAAGCTGAACATTCGGTATCATGGTGGTGTGCTGAATGTCGTGAAAAAGGATGGCCCTTTAAGACAAATGATGCCAAGGCATTATTAAGTACACTTGAAGCAGAAATGAATAAAGCACATGAAATTCTATCAGCAAAATTGGGAATTAAGTGTGTAGCCGTCGATAAATGCAAAGGTGAGGTTCCTTGGAAGGAACCTAAATGGACTAAACAAGGATTCTATCATAAGTCCACTGCAGATTGGTTTGGTGTACATCCTTGTTCAGGCTTTGAGGGTGAGGAAAGACTCATAAGAGGTCCCTATTCAAGAGTTAAATTTGTACCATTAAGCTTAACATCCACTGATGATGTTAAACTTTTTCTATTTCGTAATGGCTGGGAACCGACTCAATGGAACTATAAACATGATCCGGAGACTGGCGAGAGATACAAGACATCTCCAAAGATAACTGAAGATAGTCTTGAATTTCTCGGTGGTGACGGTAAATTATATACTGACTTCTTAACTGTAAGATCAAGATATGGTGTAGTAAAGACTTGGGTAGAAAATGTAGATGAAAATGATAATCTACATGGTGAATGTTTTACAATAGGCACACCAAGTATGCGGATGCGACACCAAATCATTGTGAACGTCCCCTCAGGTGATAGTGCTTGGGGTCCAGAGATGAGACGATTGTTCTCATGTCCACCTGGATGGAGTCTTGTAGGTTGTGACTCTAAGGGTAATCAAGTACGTGGTTTAGCGCATTTCATAGCAGATGAAAGATTTATTGATGTAATCTTAAATGGTGACATACATCAATTTAATGCCGATAGATTAACTGAAGTATTAAAATCCATGGGCATAGATCATACAGTAATTAGACCCAGAGCAAAGCGTATACTTTATGCTTTCTTATTTGGTGCTGCTGGAGGTAAACTTTGGAGTTATATCTTCGACACCGTTGATGATAAGAAGGGGGCTAAGCTTAAGAATGGATTTCAAAAGTCTGTGCCAGGATTTAAAGAGTTGCTCGATAAACTTAAGGCAATCTTTTCAAAGACTAAGCAAAGCGGCGAAGGCTACATCCCTTCACTTGCAGGCACACGTATCTATGTGGATTCATATCATAAACTCTTGGTTTATCTCTTGCAATCTACCGAAAAAATTACATGTGCAGCTGCATGTCTTCTTCTCAGACGTTATCTAAAAGAAGAGAATATACCATATCTCCCATGTATTTTCATGCATGATGAGCTAGATTTTGCTGTACCAGAAGAGCACAAGCAGAGAGCAATGGAGTTAGGTATTAAAGCCTTTAAAGAAGGCCCGAAATTATTTGGAGTAGATATCATGGATGGTGACGGTAAAGTTGGTAAAGATTGGCTTGAGATTCACTAAGGAGAACTATATGGATTTCCCCTATTACAGCTTACCGTCGATATACAACGCATAGGGGAAATAAACCATCTTGTGCTGGGCACGACTGTAATAGTCACTAAAAACACTGTGAAGTATGCAGTAGTTGCCGTATGCGGAAAACATTCTACAGACAACGTAAAAGTATTTCATATCTACCTAGTTGTACTAAATGCTTGAATAATATATCATTTTAAGGAGCACAACATGGCAGTAATAGCTATCGATTTTGATGGAACTTGTGTGAAACATTGTTATCCTGAAATTGGAGAGTCTATCGGAGCAGAAGAAGTTCTTTTAAAGCTAATTGCAAAAAATCATAGATTAATTTTACATACAATGCGGACGGGCGCAGAATTAAAGGCAGCTGTAAAATGGTTTAAAGAGCGTGGAATTGATCTATGGGGAATTAATAAAAATCCTGGCCAAAAATATTGGTCAATTAGCCCTAAAATTCATGCTGAACTCTATATTGATGATGCTGCATGCGGGGTTCCGTTAATTATTGGAGATACTCTTAAACCGTATGTTGATTGGTCCAGGGTACATGAATGGTTAGTATCAAATAAATTTCTGGAGGCTTAAATGAATAAAGGGTTATTAGCAATAATTGATGGTGATATAATCTGTCATAATGCTTGTCCCTATCGTCCAGATTTCTTAGCCAAAAATGATACTGCTGTGATTACATATGACACAGATGGTCATCAGATCCATCCTGAAATGTCAACTCCAGATAAACGTAAGTATCTGGAGAAGTCCTGGCATAACTTTCAAGTTCAGTTTAATGAACTTATTGAAGATGTGTTTTGTACAGATTATGTAATGGCTGTCAAAGGCGAAGATAACTATAGGGACATAATCTATCCAGACTATAAAGCTAATCGTAAACGAAACCCTAGAGGTCGAAATCCATTTGTTCCAATAATTCGTCAGCTGGCTGTAGCTGAGGACTTGGCAGTCAATGCACATGGTCGTGAGGCTGATGATTTAGTTAGAATTTGGGCTAATGAAGCAAAAGCAGCAGGTAGAGATTTTATCATCTGTACATCAGATAAAGATCTCAAGTGTATTCCTGGTAAATATTACAATATTACCAAAAAGGAATTATCTGTAATTTCAAAAGAAGAAGCTTGTAGGCATTTCTATGAACAACTTTTAAAAGGAGATCCTACAGATAATATTCCGGGAATTCCCGGAATTGGCCCTGTAAAAGCTACAAATACACTCAAAGATTTAAATGATGAACAAGCTTTTCAAGAAGCTATAGTTGAACAATACTTGATCGCATTTGGTCCAGATCTTTGGTATGAAGCCTTGCTTCTAAATGGTAAACTATTAAATATCCAGAATCATGTCGAAGACTTTTGGGATATCTCTCATTGGCCGATAATCCAAGAATTAGTATTTTAGTAATACTTTAAGATTAAGGGATCTTAAATGATTAAACTTAAAATGGAAAATGCTGTATATTATTTTCAAGACAGCTTGATACTTAAACTTCTAGAGAATGCGAATTTCATATCAAGTGAGATAATGGCTCTAGCGGACGTTGTGATTTCAATGAATACTGCAGTAATTAAAGATAGGTATCACATCAATCTTGAAAAAGCTTATGATACCCTCTTTGAATTACAAGGTAACCCAATTGATTACGAAGTTACATTATCGTCAGTGTCTAATGAGCCCACTTTTACTGGTATTTCAGCCTTCTCTAGGACAATAAAGAAGGTATTTCATGCTAAAAGTTCCAAAGGTAACTTCACATTCACAATCGAACAACAAGTTGGTCCTGCCTAAGTTTCTTAATGGGCATTGGCACTTTCCGGAACAAATGGGAGACGGCGTAGGTTTCATCTATATTATTAGAGATGCTTACTTACGCCGTTTCTATTTAGGTAAGAAACTATTCAGAGGTACAGGTAAAATCAATAGAGGTAAAGAGTCTAACTGGAAGACTTACAAAACATCCTCTAAATTAATGGCAGATCTTTTTAGAGAAAGGCCCCTGGATGAATTTGAGTTCATATGTATTGAGCAGTATAAAACCAAGGGATGCTTGACATACGCTGAAACATGGTCATTATGTCTAGTTGAGGCACCAACAAAGGAAGAATGGTATAATAAAAGATTGGAGAGTGTATCTTGGAATGTACGTGAGCAAATAACTGAACGTCACAAAGAACGGCTGCAAAGAGCAGTCTCATGGGGTATATTTGATGAAAAATATTAGACAAGATGTAGAAAGAATTGTACTGCTTTTAATTGCTATATTATTCAACGCTATCCTTGTTATCAATACAAATTTTAAATCATTGATAGAAGTCATTATTGTAGGGTTCATTACACTAATTATCTTCTATACGTGTGTAATACCCTTGTGTTCAATCGTTATTTATAAGGTGACTAAATGGGTAAAATCGTAAAAGCTCACCAACCCTGCATAGACCCTGATTGTGGCTCATCTGATGCAAGGCAGATTTATGAGGATGGTACATCATTTTGTTTCTCATGTCAAAAGTGGTTCCCAAAAGGTGCCGATGAAGATTTTGAACCTGTAAACAAGGCACCAAAAGTTCCAAAAATACCGTCTTTAAATAAGAAATTATCAATATTAGAAATTAAAGAATTACCGATAAGAGGGTTTCGTGAGAGAGACATTACGAAGACTGTTACAGAATTTTTCGGAGTTAAAGTTTCTTACAATGAGAGCGGTGAGATAGATACACATTATTATCCTTATGATAATGGGACAGCTTTTAAAATAAGAAAACTTCCAAAGAATTTTGTATGGGCTAATAAGTCGTCTAATCTATTTGGTATTGATAAATTTAACGGAGGTGGTAGACGTGTTGTTGTTACAGAGGGCGAAATTGATGCATTAAGTGTTGCTCAAGCTTCACTTGATCGATGGGGTAAGATATACCCGGTAGTAGCATTATCATCATCTGTAATGACTAAGTCTCTTTTAGAGAATCGAGATTGGCTTAGATCTTTTAAAGAAGTTGTCTTATGTATGGATGAAGACGAGGCAGGTGAAAAAGCCAAATCAGAAGCCATACGTATCATTGGTTTCGATAAAGTTAAAATAGCAAAACTACCTGAAAATGATCCAAATGATATACTCGTAAAACATGGTAGCGATAGGTTAAATCAAGTAATATTTGATGCTGCTCCTTATGTACCTGCGGGTATTATTGGTAAAGAAAAATTATGGGAGAGTTTAGAGGAGTACAATTCAATAGCCTCTGTTGCTTTCCCAGAATGTTTAGAAGGAGTTAATACCAAGACAAAAGGTAAGAGGCTTGGTGAAATTACATTGTTCATCTCAGGAACTGGATCGGGTAAGAGTACAATTATTCGTGAATGTATTTTAGATGATGTAAAGTGTAACCTTGAAAATGATGAAAAAGTTGGAATAATTGCACTAGAAGAAGGGCCACCAGAAACAGCTAGAAAATTAGCTGGTATGGCAATCAATCGCAATCCAGCAAAAGAAGAAATACCTTTAGACGAACTAAAAATTGGCTTCGATCAAGTGTTTGGTGAAGATAAAGTCCTTCTACTTGATCATCACGGTTCTATAACTGACAACAGTTTAGTCGACCAATTAGAATACATGTGCTTAATGGGTTGTAAATATATTTATATAGATCATATAACAATCCTTGTTTCAGAAGGCGTTGAAGATCTTCGGGGAAATGAAGCACAAGATAAAATTATGAATGACCTCTTGAGATTGGTTAAGCGATATCCTGTTTGGATTGGTTTGATATCACATCTCAGAAAAGCACCAGGTGGTGGTAAAACATTTGAGGAAGGTAAGTTACCATCAATTGATGATATAAGAGGTTCAGGTTCCATTAAACAGATATCCTTTGACATTGTCGCATTTGCTAGGAATATGATTGCAGTAGATGAAGTAGAAAGAAATACTATTCTTATGCAAGTTTTAAAATGTCGTTATACTGGCTTGACAGGTAATGTTAAAGGGGCTAGATACATCTATGAAACCGGAAGGTTACAAGCTTGTAAAGCTCCTGTATCTGAAGAATTCCACGTATTATAACCACCCTTCAAGGAGTAAAAATGCTTAAGAAAGAAGATTTGCCGAAGATTGAACCTAAGTGGAGTACTATCGGTTATTTGACATATAAGAGGACATATGCAAGGCCTCTTGAAAATGGTACTGATGCAACGGAAGAGTATCAAGATACCATAATGCGTATTCTTAATGCTTGTCGTCATCAATTCCACTGTGGTTTTACAGAAGATGAAGAGTATCGATTGGCCGAGTATTTGCTTAGTCTTAAATGTTCAGTTGCAGGTCGATATCTTTGGCAGGCAGGGACAAAAACTGTTGATCGTTTAGGTCTAGCATCGCTTCAAAATTGTGCTTTCACTGTCGTAGATGATCCTATCAGACCGTTTACGTGGTGTATGGATATGCTTGCCTTAGGTTCAGGTGTCGGGTATAATATTCAGAGAGAACATGTCAGTAAACTTCCAAAAGTACGTGATTGGTTCTCAGCACCTACTCGTGTGGATGATCCTGGAGCAGACTTTATTGTACCCGATTCGCGCGAAGGTTGGGTAAGACTGCTTGGTAAAACACTTAAAGCTGCCTTCTTGTCAAAGACACCAAATAAAGGCACTTTCACATATTGCACTATGGTGGTGCGAGGTAAAGGTACACCCATCAAAGGTTTCGGTGGTGTAGCTTCCGGCCCCGAAGATCTTTGTTGGGGTATTGCAGAAATTTCAAAAATTCTTAGTAAACGTCGAGGTCGTCAGATCCGACCTATTGATGCACTCGATATAATGAATCTTATCGGGCATATTATTGTAGCCGGTAATGTTCGACGTAGTGCTCAAATTGCAATTGGAGACCCTGATGATGTAGAGTTTCTTCTTGCTAAGCGATGGGATATGGGCAATATTCCTAAATGGCGTGCTATGTCTAATAACTCCGTAGCATGTAATGATATTGAAGATTTGCATGATTACTTTTGGGAAGGTTATGAAGGCAAAGGAGAACCATATGGGTTAATAAACCTTAAACTTTCACGCAAATGTGGGCGTATCGGTGAATTCCAATATCCGGATTTTAATATTCAAGGATACAATCCTTGTGCAGAACAGTCTCTAGAGCCTTTTGAGACATGCTGTTTAGCAGAAGTATTTCTTCCTAATGTAGAGTCTAAAGAAGAGCTTTTTGATATTTGTGAATTACTCTACCGTGTAAATAAACATTCATTGATGCTTCCATCACATCATCCTGAGACTGAAGAGGTCGTACATCGTAATATGCGTATGGGGATTGGAATGACAGGAATCCTCCAAGCTACTGAAGAACAACGTAGTTGGCTTAATGAGGCATATGAGTATCTTAGAGATTTCGATATTGAGTATTCAGATTTGCATAACTTTAACAGATCTATTAAATTGACTACAGTAAAACCTTCTGGTACACTTAGTTTGTTACCAGGTGTAACTCCAGGAATCCATCCGGCAATTGCACAATTCATGTATCGGAGAATTAGAATTGCATCGGAGCATCCTTTGGTTGAGATATGTAAAAAGAGTAACTACCCTGTAGAATATGTACGTAACTTTGATGGGTCAGAGGATTATGGTACTGTTGTAGTTACATTTCCTTTTAAATACCCTGAAGGTACAGTACTTGCAAAAGATATGACAGCAATACGTCAATTGGGTGAAATTAAGAGGATGCAAGAAGAATGGTCTGATAACAGCGTATCTTGCACTATCTATTATACCAAGGAGGAATTGCCTGAGATTAAAGCATATTTACAGAAACATTATAAAGATTATCATAAGAGTCTTTCATTCTTATTGAGGGTTGATCATGGTTTTGATCAAGCACCTTATGAAGAAATAACTGAGGAGGAGTATGATAAGTTAGTAGCATCCACAAAATTGATTACAAATATTACTGATGCAGATTTTGAGGCACTTGATGAATGCGCATCTGGTGCATGTCCTATTCGCTAAATGAGGGTAAATAAGAATGACCAGCTCAGAAATTATGAATTTCTTATGTATGATCAGTGAGACACCAAGCAATAATGATAAAATTGACTGGTTACGTGAATTACTTGAAGATGATGATTTTCGTAGAGTTATTCAGCTGGCCTATGATCCTTATGTTACATTTGGAATAAATAACCTTTCATTTGTAACAGCAGAGCCTGGTTTTGAGGATTTTGATGAAGGTACATTTATGATTCTCAATGATCTCTCAAAAAGGATTATTACAGGCAACTCTGCAAAAGATATAATAAATACATTATTCTCTAAGCTAAATAGACCCTCAAGAGCTCTCTTTCAATATATTCTTGAGAAGGATCTTAAAGCTGGATTTCATGCCAAAATGATCAACAAGGCATACCCTAAGCTAATACCTGTACCTGGCTATATGCGATGCTCACTGCCGAAAGAAACAAATATATTTGAATGGCCTTGGCTTGCTGGTGTTATTAGCCAAGAAAAACTTAATGGTTCATTCTTAAATGTAACATTTAATGATAGTGTACAATTAATGACACGTAAAGGTCAATTTTATGCACCTGAGTCTTTTAAAGAAATTGTTGAAGCAGTTGATCTTTGTTTCCCAAATAAACATCAGGCACATGGTGAAATCTTAGTTATACGTGATGATAAAATTCTAAGTCGAAGTACAGGTAATGGTATACTAAACCATGTACGGAAGGGCGGTTCTTTCAAGAGTAATGAGAAGCCATTTCTAAACCTTTGGGATATTGTAAGCCTTAAAGTACTTGAAGGTGAAGAGAAGGGACAACCTTATGCCGTAAGGTATGCTATGCTCAAAGAAATATGCTATATGCGTAGAAACATATTACAGGTGGTTCCTAACCGAGTAGTGTATAGTTATGCTGAAGCAATAGAACATTTCAAAGAGATACGTTCTAAGGGCGGCGAGGGTACTGTAATTAAGCATCCAGACGGTCTCTGGCAAAATACTACTTCAAGATTCCAAGTAAAAGTAAAAGATGAGAAAGAGGCAGACTTACGTGTAATCGGTAAAAATGCTGGCAAGGGTAAAAATATTACTACATTTGGTTCACTAATTTGTATAACAGAAGATGAACAACTTTTAGTTTCAGTTTCAGGCTTCACAGACAAGCAACGTGAAGAAATAAATGAGAATTTTGATAAGTATCTTTATAGGATCATACCGGTATTATTTACAGATCTTATAAAAGCAAAGAACTCTGAAACATACTCAATGGAAAACCCAAGAGTAGATTCTAAGAGTTTTGAAGTTCGTACTGATAAAGATGAGGCAGACACATTAGATCGTTTACTCCAAATGTAAGGATTGAAAATGACTGGAATCAAAAAACCTATTATCCGTAAAATTCTCCGTAACAAAATTGATCACTGGCTTAAAAGTATCGAAGATGAAACTGTTCGTAAGGTTGCAGCCGAGAATGTAATAGTTGCGGGTGGTGCAATTTGTAACCTATTGCAAGGTGAATCACCAAATGACTATGACTTGTACTTCAAGACAATGGATGCTACCCTTACCATTGCAAAATATTATGCCAAGAAGTTTATTGAACTTCGTGAGGCAGATGGAAAGTGTGTACAAAGACACTATAAACCAGTAGTACAAGTGACACAAAGAACAAATATTCGTGGTGAAAATGAAGATCGAGTAGTAGTCTACATTAGAAGTGCCGGAGTTGTGTCAGAAGCGGAAGGTGAAGATTATCGATATTTCGAAACATTGCCTGAAGAACACACTGAAGATTTTATTGAATCTTTATCCAGTGTAGATCTAGACGGAAATGATCCTGTACAAATGGCTCAAGCATTGATAAAAGATAAGAAGCAGAAGAAACCGATGTATCGTCCTGTATTTCTTACTGAAAATGCTATTAGCCTGTCTGATAACATTCAAATTGTAATTCGATTCTTCGGTAATCCTGATAAAATTCATGATAACTATGACTATGTTCATTGCATGAACTATTTTGACTATCATGGTAATGTATTAGGGCTTCGACAAGAAGCTGTTGAAGCAATCCTGTCGAAAACTTTGATATACAAGGGCAGTTTGTATCCAATCGCTTCGCTCTTTCGTATTCGTAAATTTATAAAGCGAGGCTGGCGAATTACTGCCGGACAAATGCTGAAAATCATTATGCAATTGAATGATATAGATCTCACTGATAGAGACGTTTTTCAAGAACAGCTCATAGGTGTTGATCAAGCATATATGACTCAGCTGCTTGAGGCTATTCAGAGTACAGACAATGTGACTATCATTGATACCACCTACATTATTCAATTAATCGATTCTATCTTTGAGGAAATTTGATGAAATTAAGAACTTTGTACAATGTGATAATTATAGCGACATGTCTTGCTATGGGTATTTATTGTGCACACTCAATATATGTTGATATTTATAATTATATCATAGTTACTCAGGAGCAAAATCATGGGAAATAAGTATGGATGGTATTGTAAGCATTGCGGTGCATTTATGAATTCAAATTCCAGGAGTAAAGTAGAAGCATTTAAAAAGTATCATAAAAATAATAACCATCGTTGCGCTCTTCGTGTCACAAAAGGTGATACCCTCGCAAGACCTTCACTTGCAAAGCATTTAGATGATACAAAGTATAAGTATACTATCAAACGTCCTAGACTGTTCTAATTAGTAAATCAAGGCCCTTATGTAAAAGTAAGGGCCTTTAAAATGGAGATAACATGAAAGAAGGAACTAAAAGTTGGTTATTTGGATGTCATAGCATTGTACATTCGTATTATGTATTCAAGGCTTGGAAAGTACTATATGGTAGCTATCCAAATTTCATGGAGACTATTTGCATTCTTCTACATGATATAGGATATATTGGAATAGATTATCTTTCAAATAAATCTAATAAAGGACATGCTATCTTAGGAGCTAAAATTGCTAAATTCCTATTCGGTGAAGCAGGGTGGAATCTTGTAATTGGCCATTCTAGAGCTGATAGTAAAGCAAATAATGTCCCACTCAGCCCTTTAGAGGGGCCTGATGATTATTCTTGGTTACTTGCTCCGGATTGGTGGTTAGATTTTAATCGATTCATAGAACCACAATTAGCGGGTAGAGCTTGGAAAAAGAAAGTCAAAGATAATTGGGAGTCAGGCAAGCGTGTTGGAGGAATGGAGCTAGGATTTTATGGCAGAGACAACAATTAAACTAAACGGTTTAAATTATGATGTTGAATATGAAAAAGATTGTGACGGTATAATCATTAATGCAATTACAAATATTTGGAATGTGGATTTTTTCATATCAGATTATTTTAAAGACAAGTGTAATAGTCTTACATTAATAGATTATAGCCCTGAAGTCCTACTGGTAAAATTATATGATAAACTTTATGCTGACTTAAGGAGTTCTCAAGATGACTATGAATATGAAAAATGGCAAGAAAAAAGATGTTTCGAAGAATGGCCAAATGTTTAAAGTTTCATTTAGGATCGTAGAAACAATCAATACAACTAAGAAGCAGAATTGGTTACAAAGGTTTCTTAAAAAACCACCTATTCCGATCAGACAAACTCGTAGCCGATTTATATCTGCCACCCTAAATGAAGATGAAAAGAATTTCTTTTTAGAGATCTATCGTAGCCAAACAAAAATGGCGACTGTACTTAAGCTTTTTAAAGATATTATTGCAACCGCTGAATGGCAAGTAGAAGAAGTTATACCCACGAAACCCTTTATTACTAACTCTATTGAAAGGAATTAAAAATGCATGTTGATGAGTTTATAGTCGATCCTGATACAGATGAATATGCTTCGTTCTTTCTATTACTTGCACGTCTTGAGGCTCGCTTAATTTTGAAATTTAAAAAGCAAATCCAAAAAATATAAACTCTTCTGTACCTATAAAGGCAAACGGTATCGTATAACCGGAGCAAGCCGAATGGGAGATGTATGGCTTACCACTAATTTCAATCAATCGATGGGGTACCAGCTTCGTGTCGATGTATCTGAATGTAGTGATTTCAAGGAGATTCAATAATGTTTCAAAAAGCAACTGTAGGAATGGAAGTTGAAGATTTGGTGTTTGGTCCTGGCATAATTGAAAATATATCATCTGGCGGTATTACTATACGCTTTGAACGTTTTGCTGAAGTTAGAAGGTACACATTGGATGGTAAATTTGTAAATGGTGCAAATCAAACATTATTCTTCAAAGGTATAAAAGTTAATATTAAAGGTATTAAACAGCTCAGAGAGCATTATATCAATATTTATAAAGATGTCTGTGATAAAATTATCTTAGACGATAAAACATACAATACTCGTGAAAAAGCTCTGGAAAACTTGCGAGATTATTATGATCATCTTGATACCCGCTGTATCTTAGTCCTTGAATGAGGTAAGAATATTTAAATAACTAAGTAATATCAATTATAATCAATGAAATTGAAGTAACTGTTTGCGAAGATTTGGGTATCTTATATGAGATAGAGAGATACCTAATAGGTATTATTCAAAAGGCTGAAATTTTATATAAGCCAGAAAAGGAGGTAATATAGAAATCTGAGATGTAAACAGAAGCTACACTAAATTCGCCCAAGAACCCTCGCGACGATCATCCAGGGCCATCTTTCAGGGGCCACAAGGCAGCATTGTCATCGGACCAGTCTGGCATGTTCTTGGCTGAATTTTGAGAGGGGGTGGGTGAAGATTCTACAACCACCGACAACCCCGTTGAATTAACCCTTAATCTTGAAAGTAACCAACTTTTCATCGGGTAGAATATTCTACCAAAATAACAAAGGATTATATCACACATGGAAACTCCGAAAATTCAGCAGGTATTTACGGTAGAAGGTTGCGACAAACAATTCAGCTCCAAAGCAGAAGTTACGGACTATCTTCGTCGTCCTAAGATTCTTGATGCTTTGAAAGAACTCACCAATGGTGATGCTGAGTTGGCTAAATGGTTGCTTGATCATGATGAACTCATCAAAAACTCCTTTGATGTTGGCACTATCAAGCGTGTAACCAAATCTGACCGTAAGAAACTCGACAAAGCTCTTGAAGCTATTAAGGAAGCAAAGAACCCTGCCTTTGCCTTTGTTGCGGATAATGCAGAAGCCATTGCAGAGTCTTTCCGTTGGCCTTCCGTTAAACGGATGGATGATGAAGAAAAGACCAAAGTTGCCGTTGACAGCATTGCAGCTGCAGCTGAAGGCAACCGAGAAGTGGCTGAATGGATTGTTAGTAATAAAGATAAAATCCTTGAAGCTTACAAAGCAGGTAAACCTAAGCGTCAGCCGCCTCAGAAAGCTTTGGATGCACTTGCTGCATACCGCGCGCAAAAGGCTGCTGAGAAAGCCGCCAAGGAAGCTGCCGCTGAATAGAGCTTGACGAGTCAGAACCATTGCTTAGTATTTCCAAGAAATGGAAGCTAGATGTCATTCTTGACTCTTTAGTAAGCAATATTCTGATGACCTAAGTATGTCATTCAAAAAGACTTGTACAGCCTCCGACGCAAAGAAGCTGTACTCCCCGAAGCCCCTCTTGGATATATTCTGAGAGGGGCTTTTAAATCAACTCTAAGTAAAGGAGAGTATTATGCTTACTTTCAGTAAAGCTGTAGAATTAATGTTTGATGTAGATGTACTCTTAAACAAAGCTTATAATCAACCATGTTTGCGTCCAAGCTGGGCTAAACTTCATAAAGCAGTTAAGCATAGACTTGCGGAAGACTTTATATTTTACCGCACCAATCCTTGCAAAAGTGTTTATGAATTACACCAATTATGGTGTGATATAAAGCGAAGCCAAGGATGGTCATATGGTTCATTTAATGCTAAACATAAGAAAACACCCTGGCTGGTTGACTTTAATAAGCTAAGTACGTTCAGGCAAATTCAATTAGCTGTCCTATCTAGTTTTGTATTCTCGCTGCGTGTTGACATGCTCAGCGGTAACTTGGTTGAATATATAGAACAGTTAGAGAAATGAGGAGTTGGCAATGTCCCAGTCTATTCGTAATATTCATATGGTTATTATTGAGAATGAACGGGGTATGATAGCTGGTACATTAGCTCTTCACGGTTCTTCAAATTATATCTGTGATGCGATTAAATATGCAGTTTCAGATCTAAGCGTAAAAGAAGCAAAAGAATTAAAAGGTGTTTATCTGAGTTGGCCTTATCATATTGGTAATAATGGCAATTTAAATATTTTCAAACAGGAGGATGAAAGAGAGGATGAGATGCCTGCTAAATCAAAACGTCAACGTCGCTATATGGGATACCTCTTAGGGCTACTTAGAAAAGGTAAAAAGTTGCCTAATAACATCACACTATCGGAAAAACAACTCCGAGACTTTGCAGGAACGCCAGATAAACAGCTTCCAGAAAAACTTCAAAGTAGACTTAAAAGAAGATCAACTTTCTATAAAAAGGAAAGTGGTAAATAGTGAATTATACAATCGAAGAAATTCAAAAGAACTTTGAAGAATATTTCAATAATCGATATATGGAAAGACTTGAAGAATTAAAGAACTTTGTTCATAGTACCATTTTTCAAGATTCTATGTTGATTGAACCTCAACCTTTAGCTTTATCTGAGTTTTTATCAGCACATTTACAACGCTTCACTGAGCAAACAGTAGCAGATTGTAAAGAGATTCTTTGTGATCAAAATATCGTTGTTCCCGCAGAATGTATGGAGAAAGTTAAGATGCCCTATATCTTAAAGTATGTAGATCACAAGCGTTTTACGAGTATTATTACAACTGTTTTTAATCTTATTGCAGGAGAATAATTGATGTATTGTGTGGATAGCACTGGTATTTATATGCAAGTTGGGAAATCTGGGTTAATTGCAACATCTTTGAAACGTCCTGAAAAAGCTACATGTTCTGCATGGAATAAGATGGCCAGATCAGCTTTGGTTCTCTTAAATAGTGATATGGACGTAAGCCCTAATGATATTATTTTTAAGTATAATACAGCATTGCTACTAGTCAAACCTACTGCCCCATTATTTCGTTCACGACTTGTAAAACAAACAATTAAATCAGAAAACAGTTTTGCTATTAATCCTTTTGAAAAGCTTCTAACAATTGTTACGAAAAAAGAGATTGATCAAAATAACACGGTATGCCCTTTTATTACTTGGACAGACGCAAATTGTTTTGAGCATGTATTACCACATGATGATGTAAAACAATTTATTCTTAAATTAACATCTCTTGCCAATAGCTCAGAGTTAGGTACATTGCAGTTTCAACCACTAGCTAAAACTGTAGTTCTCAATGGAAATCATGCAGATTTTCTAATTGCTGCAATTAAGGCTTTCATAGATAATAGCCAAGCACTCTAGCAGTTATTATTTTAACAGCCAACTTAAGGAGGTATGGTGATGATAGTCGTTCGTTGTAATCGGTGTAATCATCGTATTTGGGTGAAAGAATCAGTTGAAAGGGGAATGGGTCCTGTGTGTGCAGAGAAAGATACGACAGATAAGCTTGTGTGGCACTTCAATAAGGCTAAATTTGATCTTCAGAGAAAGGAGTTTAAAAATGAGGAACAATCAGATATGTCGAAATTGCGGTCTGACTTTCTTAAGTCACAAAAGAGTAAGTCCCTTTGGTTTTCAGTGCCCTCTTCATGAGGGTTTCGAGGATTGGCCAGACCCTGAAACTGAAATGACGACTTACTTCAGTGCCACAGATAATTACCGAGATATCCCTCTGGGCACACCTTCAAAAAGGCTCACAAATGGCTGAATGGACAAATGTACCTGTAAAACAATTATCGGACACTGATGCAGAAAGGAAGGTAAAAGACTCAATAATTTTATTATCCACCGAGCCATACCTTCTGGATGACCCGGTGTTAGCTAGCAGTTTAAAAGGGTTGGCAATTAAATTAGAATCTATTAAACCTAACACTAACCTGGAGTAAAGCATGGATTGGTCAACTGAGCTACAAGGTCGTGAATTGAGAAATGCTATTGATGATGCACATTGTAAGCTATGTGCAAATCCATCAGGAGAACGTTGCTTGGCCGCATTAAAAGATCATTGCAACGTATGTATTGATTGTATCAAACTTGCATATTCGATAGACCATATTGACCCTGTAGCTCACTTTCAATTACTATATACTGTGCCTTTATTTAAACTTATCCTACAGGAAAGGGTTAAGATTAATCACGGGGGATTGCAAATTGCACCATTATCAACATTTATCAAAAGTCAGGAGCCATTCAATTACGATTATAAATATATCGGCACATGTGGAGGGTGCGGTAAGCGGCGAGTACGGATAGTTGAACTAGACTTTTGTTGGAATTGTTTCGACCTTTGGCGAGTCGGTCGTTTGTAGTCAAGGGTCCAATACGCCAGATCTATTTGACGTATTTTTATTTGACTAATAGTCACGGAGTGGATTGAACTATGAGTAGTGAAAGTGGTAATTCTGAACCTGCAACAGAAGATGAAGATCAAGGCGTAACATCTCCTAAGCGACACCACCGTAACACCCACTAATAACTTTTATTGGGCGGTGGTGTTTATAGAGGGCGGCTTTTTTGATTTTTGGAGGAATAATGTTAAAAGTTACTATTGATTACGAAAACATGTTATATCCACAATATGAG